GAGGAGAAGAAAAGGAACCAGCCATTAAAATATTTCTAAAATAAAATTTTCTGCACAGTCTTCGACAAAGCTTTCAGACTTGTCTTGTATTACTCTATCTTCAATCCATACTTTATTCTCGAACATTCTAACAACATATCCCTTCTTATGGGTATATACTTCTGCTCGTCTAGTGTCGCTTTTGAATTCGTGTATCTGGCTTCCTTCTACTAGTATCATTGCACTTTCCTTATTATCTGTGGAATAATCTTGCCTGCTCTAATGACTTCAACTTGACAGCCAAGGTCTAGGTCGAGGGCTTCTATTATTCCTTTGTTATGTAAACTTGCTCTACTTACTAAAGCATCTTCTACCATGACAGGCTCTAAGATAGCCACTGGAGACACTGCACCTGATTTGCCTACTTGCCATTCTACATCTAACAATGTTGTGACAACGCCTTCTTCTCTCTTTTTAAGAGCATAGGCTCCTCTTGGGTGGTGACTTGTGAATCCTAAGTCATAAAACTCTTTATTATTATTTATTCTTATAACTAATCCATCTTGTGGGTAGTCTTCTGAGTTTGATAATGTTCTCACAGTATCAAATCCTAGAGAGTGAATAAAGTCTAAGTCTGTTTCATAAGTATCTGTAGGACTCATATCAATTCCATACGCAATGAATCTAACATCACGAGTTTTGAACTCATCAACACTTTTTAAATTCAATGCTCCAGCAGCATAGTTTCTTGCATTAGCAATAGTTTTGGGAGCTACTACTTCGCCTGTGATTTGATACATATCTTTAGTAGGGAATTCTTGGGGTAGTTTTGTAGACAATAATCTAGTAATATCTAACCCCTGTTTTCCATCCCCTCTAGTTAAGATTTTTTGTATCTTACCATCAGCAATTAGTATACTTACAGCAGCTCCATCAAATTTAGGACTCACAAAAGCTTTTTTCCACGCAGGTTTATCCTCGCCTTCCCAAACTTTCTGTAGGGAGAACATTGGATATAAATGGGGGAATCTTTTTTCTGAGTTGTCAGAATAACCTATATCTTCTATATTTGTTAAACCTAGAAGGTGGTCATACATCTCATCAGACATGATGGGAGAACCTTTATAGTACTCCTCGGATGCTTTTCTTACTAAATCTGATATCATTCTACTTGCCTATGTGTTTAATGTCACTTTTAGGTATAACTTGGTAAGCACCTTTGTTATACGCAACTGCAACAGTATATTGTTTGCTTATTTCCTTCTTGTACGAAGTATCTTTTGCAGGCCTATATGATGTAGGTTCTGCACTGGGTATCTTGGGTGAGGAAGGCAGGGAATGATCCTGCACCTGTAGGCTAACCCACTGTCCTGACCCATTAGACGACTTCCTCTTAGGTTTTAACCTATTCTTGCGTTTGCGACCATGCTGGTCATAGTTCATACTTCCTTTGTAAATCATAATATATATTATACAGAGATTTTAAGTATTTGTCAAGAAGTATTTTTTGGTTGGTATGAATGGTTTATAAGGTCAGAAAAATGTTCTTCTAAGATTTCTCTAGATTCTGCAAGCGATATGATTTCGACTAATCCCTCGAATAATCCTCTAGTGTTATCAAAATCTATAGCCATGGCTATGCCGTCCTTACTAGGCTTCCATTCTTCGTCAAAGTCTTGATAGTATTTACGAAGATGTAGATACTCCTTTCCTCGAAAAGAATTTATCACCAATCTTACTTGCTCTGAGTTATCCCCATTGATAGAGATAACCTTTTCATATTTAGATGGGGCTTCATATAGGTTCATTTCTAATCACCTTATTTAATGGTACTATACTTGTTACGTTCTCTGGTACAAGGATTCTATAAGAATCTGTGTCCCAGCAAAAACATAGTACAGTATGTAGACCTTCTTTTGCCCTAGTTCTTTTTGATTGTATATACTTGTTATCAAAATCCATAGTACAAACATTATACTTTAGTTTGCGACTGTTTTGACTTCTGTAAGTAATTACTGCATCCCCTGCTCTGTCCATTTTTTCTATGAACTCTTTCTTTTTCATACCGCTCCTTAGTTAATAGTTGAAAATTTTCTTCTTTTTAACTTAAGGTCAATATTTTAGATACAAAAATACCCCGAACATGTCGGGGTAAAAACAATTACTCGTTTATTTTGTTGATAATGTCAGCGAAGTATTGTGCTGCTTTACCAGTTAGTTTTTCAACAATAGAACTATCTACGTCATGACCTGCGTCACTAATAGCAGATGACAATGCATCTTGAGCATCAGCTTTTGATACTCTTGTTCCACCTGTTGAACCACCTGAAGCTTTGGCTGCAGGGGTTTTCTTGACATAGACTCCAGCCTTAGTAAGAATCATTCTGACTCCATTAGGTGTTTGTCCTAGTTGCTCAGCAATGTCTGCAACTATTTCCATGCTATTCTCTGGTGTAGCATTTTCTTCTACATACATATCAATAGCTTCTTGTTTTGTTTCATCTGTCCATGTTGACATTCGTTTTCTCCTGTGTTTATAAAATTCAGGCATGCCGGGTGCCCACCCTGTCGCTTCCTTCATTTGTTGGTAATATCTATCACTCATAATATAAATATATTATAATAAATTTTGAAAGATTTGTCAAGAACTATTTTATACATCCTATGAAAAATGTTTCTTGATTGCCTTAATCTTATCTTCTGCTTCCGCTATCTTTGACACTTGAGTCTCCATAGCTTCTACAATATCAGGGTGTTCCCCGATACCCACAGAATTACGCTGATATGTCAGTAGGTTTGCCTTTGCAACCTCTGCATCTCCTTCCAATTTTTTAATTAATGCTGTAAATAAATAATTCATCTTCTTTCCTCTAATAATGTGCTTAGATATTTAGCACAAAATCTTTGCTGTAATCTATCATCTAGTATGCAACCCCATAAGAAGGGTGCACCTAGCATAAATCCTACTAAATGTATGAAGAATATAATTGGCCACCATCTAGTCGTTGTGTGATTAGGGTGTGTCTTCCTCATAATATTAAAAGTAGGCCACCATAACCTATACATCAACATTATTACTGTAGATATATAGATTGATACTATAATATTAAATAAACTTAACTCCATACTGCTCCAAATGTTTTAAGCTTCCTAGCTCATATGCAGGTTGGACAGTATATTTTCCCGCATACTCTAGATGTGGGAAGAATGTGTTACTTAAATCTGTGCACTCTATGGTATAACAAAGGTATAGTTTATATCCTCTAGTCTCTGCTTCTTCAGGTTGTATCTCCTTAATAAGCTTTGCTGGATAGTTTACTCTAATTGCCCATACTACCTCTCCCTGTTCGAATGTATCTGCTACACATGGTTCTGGTAGCATGGCTCTTCTTTTTGCTTCGTAATCTGTATCAGCGAGTTTCATTGGTATTCCAATTCTCTCAATAATATTTTTTACAAAAGCGGGGGATCGGTAGATAGACAGTGCAATAGAAGATACATTATATCCTTCTACATACATTTGTGCGACAGTTTTAATCTCGTCTCTACTTGCAGGTTTTCCTTTATTCATGGCTTTTCTTCTTGCCTTGAACTCCTGTGTATCTTTCCAGTCATCAATTATTTTCTGAAGTCTGGTCGTGTTATACCTAATATTCAGAATATCACAAGCTTCCTTTTTTGTGATAGGTTTTTCTTGTGCAAGTAGAGTTGAAACCTTGCTGATGTTTCCATCTGTTAAATTTTCATGTGATTTTGCCTTAATCAATTTCGCTCCCTAGCAACATAATTGCATAATGTAGTATTTTTAATATATCTTCTTTATTCTTACCTTCTTTTTTACCATATCGTTGAGCATATTTAATAATATTCCCTAAGCAGAAGCTTTCACCATGACCTGCATCAAATATAAACTCAGTAGCTTGAATTTTATTCATGCTATAGTGTTGCCCGTAGGTTTGTCTGATGTGGTTTTGTAGTATGAGGAGTGCTTCTTCTTCTTTAAATTTGTTCTTTATTTCCATGCTCTTAATAACTCGGTTATTTTATTATTTTTTAATATTCTGATACCTTTTCGTAGTTTAACTGATGTTTTTACTGACTTTTCTATGTCAGCGGTATCATTATATAGTCTTTTCTTGCCATCAGTACTTTTAATTACTTTCATTTATTATCTTCTCAAATTCTGCATATCCACCGATTTTCTTGCCGTTGACAATAATCTGTGGAAAAGTCCTAGCCGTAGGAAATTCTGCCATAAAATTCTTTGCATCATAATCTTCGCCCATAGATAGGTAACGCACTTCCGCACCTTCTCTTTCTGCTAAATTCTTTGCCATTACACAGTAAGGGCAGTTTGGTTTACTATAAATTGTTACTTTCACTTTGCTGTTATCCTCTTTTCATAATCTGCGTAGTCTTCGTTCCACCAGTGAGGCTTATCTCGATATGACCACTTGGCAAATGTTGCCTTGTCTAAATGATAGTAGTCTCTATAAGACTGAATCGGATTACCTTCCATTTTGAGCTCGTCAGGCATGGCTAGTAGGAACTCCGTCATTCCTAGTCTCTCCATGTTTTTGGGTTCTGGTAATCGGTTGATTACTTCCACCACTGATTTGTGCTGTTTACCGTATCTATAATAATATTCGTCGTTGAGGGCATTTGCATAACAGTGAACCCATTCGAAGTTATCAAGCGATGATCGAGTCCAAATAGTACAAGGGTGATTGTACATCATTGGAAGGTAAGGTGTCAAGGGTCTCTCTTCCATTGGCAAGTGTTTAATTTCTGACTTTCGAGAATTAAGTTCTCGAGTTTCCTCTTTATTAAGTGCTCGCGGAATGAAACCTAGAACTGAATCTATCCATATTGCCGTACAAAGTAGCTGGGCTGCTTCGAGTGGCATCTTAACTATATGCTTATCTACATGAGCTTCCGCACACATATCTAAATTTTCGTCTAAGTAAAATAAATTCATAAATCTATTATACAGAAATTTCAACCTGTTGTCAAGACTTATTTTTAGTATGGTTTATGTTGAGAGGGAGATGTAATAGGTGAGAGTCGAACTAAGAGTAAGCTCGACTCCCAACTATTGGGATAATTATTTTCCGAAAGCTTTTCCCGCTTCAGAAATACCAAATGCTCCTAGTGTTACAACTACAAAAGATGTGTAGATGGTATCACTAATCAGTAAGTCCATGCCCCAAAACGCTGTGACTAAATCACAAGTTCCGAACACGAACATAAGAAAGAACGACATAAATCCAATAATGGACTTTTCGTTTATGTCATTGTCATCTAAAAACAAATCCATGAACTTTCTCTTTGGGGGAGCAAGTTGTTTCCTTGCTGCCTCAGCTTCTGTCTTGAGTGCGGATATAGTATCTTCCGCTGAATCAAGTTTATCAACTAATGACATATATTTCTCAAGGTCAATATTTACCTCATTTCTATCATTGTTTGCATCAGCCATTTTACTTATCCTTAGCTTTGCCCACATTAAGTGAACACCAGTCTACTATTTTGTAAACTTTTTTCATCCAACCATCGTCGATTGGAGTTGGTGTAAGCGCACTTATTAATGAAGCACACATTACGACTGTTGGGATAACAGCAAGCCATGCGGTCACCCATTCAAAGAATCCTAACATATTAGTCTCCGTTTGTAGTGGTCACCTTACGATAGTAAACGACCACTTCTTTGAGCTCGTTTATATATCTTTTTAGCTCTTGAGTATTATATGACATGAGTTCATAATCTGGAACTGACATGGCAAAAAATACTACTTGACCTTGGTCTTTCTCAATTTGAGTAAGAAACTCGTCAAGATTTTTGGAAGAAACCACATACCAATATGGCTCTTTCAAATCTATTTCGCGAGGCATAATCGGTTGGATTATGTTCCTTTCGATTGGCTTAGCACTAACCTCTAATGTCTGAGTTGGGAGTAAGCTGCACCCCGTCATCAAGAACATCAATGTCACGACTATCTTTTTCGATACCATCAAATACCTCCTTTGTTGCTTTGTTAACTCTAGTCTCTATCAGACCTGGCTTTGCAGCCGCTAACTTTGTTAAATTGTGTCTCTTAAAAATATCTAAATATCTGTCCATCTCTTGTTGGATTTCCTGACCTTTAGTTTGTAGCTCTAAAAGAGACTTCCCTTGTAGTGCCATATCGTTCTGTAACTGCGCTATTGTTTCTTCTTGTGTTGCTGCAGCTACCATTAACTGTGCGTTGTTTTCTCTCAATGTTTGATTGTCATTCCAAAGATACCAACTGCCTAGTGATAATACTACTATAATTGCTATAAAAAATTGATTCATAGTTCTTCTATCCTATAATTGAGCCCTTCAGCTCCTCTGATTTCTACTGTTTCGCCACTAACTGTTTTGAATTTTAAGTATTTATCTTTTTTCGCAAAGAATTTCTCCACAATAAATTGCTGGTCATCGCCATCCCCGTATGTGGAGTTATAACTTACGATTAGTTTGTACCTAGTTCTAAAAAGATTTAAGAAATCTTCCCATAACTTAAGTACTGTGGTCTTTAGCTTAGACATGTTCCCAGATTGCGTCCTGAAATAATAAAGCTTCTGCTTCTCTCCTTCTAATAAGACCTTCAAGAACTTTGCCTCCTGCTTTATTCCATCTTTTTAGCTGATTGGGGACATCTGCGTAATCCTCTGCATTTAATCTCTTTAAAAGAGTTGAGGCTTTTAGATTGGCTGGACCTAGGTTGTATACCCATGATACTAGGGCGTCGAATTGATT